GGATGCAGACCTTCTAAAAGATTAATAAACATCATCTCTCTACGAATTTTTGAGAGGCTATCATTACCACCTTTAACATAGTGATAAAGATTTTGATATTCTCTTCTTAAAGAAGTTCTTCCTCTACCATCAAGATCTTGACCAGTTGCAGACTCTCCCCCAATAGCCTCTCGTGATAAATTTTCTGAAAGATTACCACTATAAACATTTTGATCTTTCAAATCACCATAAGGAACTTCTCCTTCTGGTAAAAGAGAAATGACCGTCTCATCAAAATTCCAAATAAAAATAGACTTTAATGAATCATGTTCATATTTTTTAAGAACCTCAACCTTTTTTGCATTTGAACGTTGTTTGGATACAAGTTCTAAAATTTCAAATACAAATGGATTTACTGGTAATTCTGCGATTGGTTCTTTAATCGTCGCTGTCTTCGTCGTCATCGTCATTTTCAAATCGTACTGCTAAAATTTCATCAGGAATTAGATTTCCATTTTCATCAAACATTTCGGGATGATAGTTTCCTTGACTGTAAGATTTTTCAAACAAGTATTGTTTTACCAACCATCCAGCCATAAATCCAACTATTAAAAACAACAAAGTAATTAATGTTGATAGAGTTAGAGTTACTGCTAACATTTTAGTTCTCCCGAGATAATTTCTTTTTTACATCTAAGGAAACTTCTATGTAAAGGTGAAACTCTCTGCGGAAAAGAGAAATCATTTTACCAAAAGCAACCTTAAAAACTTTGCTCTTTAATGGTTCTCTTCTCCTTTTTCTTAAAAGTAATTCAAAACCTCTGTTTATATGAGGTTCATTTTTATTTAGAGACTTTTTTTCTCCTTCCTGGTCGTTTATCATAACTGTATTTTTGTGCATCTTCTAAAATGTCATTCAAATAATTTCTTATCTTTCTAGCTTGAGGTTTGGGAATATGCCCATATCCCTCTCTAAGTTGTTTGTGATTATTATCTTGACCTCCTTCTAGATAACCGTCCAATTCACCGACAATAGAGTCAATCTGATTTGCTGTAGAACTTTCAATAAACTGTTCCACTTCTATTTTTTTCACCCCACGAATTTTCAAATAATCATAAAACTTTAAAATAAACTGTCCTTTAAAAGCACAGTCAATTGCAGTCTCAACGTCAGCATAGATTTCACGAAGGTTCGTATCCATTAGATTAAATTATTTTCTTTTAAAAATTGAACAGTGTCTGTACAACCACCAATATGCTTTTCTTCAGAAACAACTTGAGGAAAAGTAGATCCATATCCAAATTCTGAGTAGAATTCATCTCTTGTGAAATCAGTGCCTAAAGTATAAACAACATGTTCAAGATTACATAACTCCAGAACTTGTTTAACTTTAACACAGTATGGACAACCATCTTTCGAATAAACTGTGAATTTCATAAGAATTAATAAACTTGATATTATTTAGATTTTTTCAAAACTTTTGATTTGATCTGATAATCCAAGTGGAGTTAAGTAATGGTAAAGATGTGTTCCAACATGCTTAACTTCTTTACTTAAATCATGATCTACATATATGTCTGTAAACTCACTTACTTTTTTACAAAAAAGATAATCCTCTCCCATATGAACATCTTGTTCTGAATAATACTTATAATCAAACCATGGTTTTTCTAGTTGTTCAAATAACTTCATTGAAGTGATACAAAGACCAAATCCAAGTGCGCCCACCTTTTCTAATCCACTAGATCCAGGACTTGTAATTACTGTATCATATGCTCCACTTTCTTCATGCAAATATCCAGCTGTATATTTGAATGGGGGTCTACGTGTAGAATAATTTACCCCAACAAAATCTAGATCATGATTCATAAGTCTATAAAATGAATGTGGAGGGAAGAACATATCTGAGTCCACCCAAATGATATGCGTAGCTCCTACTCTCTGAGCATGATTCGCAATACCATTTCTACCTTCATGAATATAAGTAGCAAACATAGTTTCATAGTCTAAAGAAATATTTACTTGTTGACTAAGTAAATACAAAAAACTTTTAACTACAGAAACATTGTACAAAGTATATACGGTATCTTGAGCTGGAGTTGCGATTAATATTTTTTTCATATGAAAGGTTTAGACCTCCACATATTATACAAAAAAATGGGAGATGTTGCAACACCTCCCATAGAATCATTAATTTGAGTTTGAAATTATGCCTGGGATTCTGACCAAGTGATTCTTCCTGATACTGAGAATGGAGATGCAAGAGTAATCTGAGATGGGTTTAGAGGTACTACCGCAAGAGTTAGTACGTCTGGACCATCTGGGAATGTACCGTCTCCACCAAGAATAGCATTTCCAAGAGATAGAAGATCACTAATATCTTGGGAGAAAGTATTAGAACTTCTTACACCACCAGAGGAGACCTCTGCACCACCAGATGCACGGAATGAGAAGATGTTAATTCCACTACTGATAGCATCTGTGTTTTGATGAGGAACTACCTGACTCAAACTTGGTTTACCTTGAGTTACCCAAGAAGTGTTATCCAACTGAGCATTCAGTATGAGACGAATATCAACGTCATGAGTTGTAAGTAGACCTACTCCCTTCAGATCAAGTTGCATTCGATTCATAATTTCACGAATACCAACTGCTCCAGTAAGACCACTATCAACAGAAGGTGCAAGACGAATTGAGATGAGTGGAATAAGTGCTGGGGGTGGAGTGTTATCACCAAAAGTATGATCAATATTCGATGAAGTTGAAGTTGGAATAAATCCGTTGTCTGCTAAAGATGGATAAGATGGATAAGTTGTTGAAGATGGTTCCTCAGCAAAGAAGAAGTCAACAAATGCTGCATCAGATACTGAAGTTACTCTCGAAACTCTATAAACATATGCTGCAGGTGAAGTAGCACCACCTCTATTCCCGATAACAGTAGATGTAATTGGTGTACCAAATGTTATATTTTGTAGAGTAGTCCAACCGCCATCAGTTGTTCTAACTCTATGGATAATTCGGTTACCATAACCAGTAATTAAAGTTGCGGCAACTGCGAATCTAAAGTTAGTTCTAATTGATTGAGTTCCAGAACCACCAGAAGTCAAATCAATTCTATTTGTATTATCAATCGCATCTTGTTCAGTATTAAAGAAGGCAATTCTTCTAGTAGTAAGAACTCTAGCATAGTAATATCCACCATCAGTCAACCCGCCAATTACAGCACTAGTAGTATCATATTGGACAAGCTGACCAGTAGCATAACCATGATCTGCAGCAAATTCGATGAAATCAAAACCAGTATTAACAGTAGTAAATGTTCTAGAATCAAAAGTTGTGATTGTAGAACTTGTAGTTCCATTAGCATTTACATAAGTATAAGTTGTTGCAGTGGTTGTAGCCCCACCAACAGTTACAGATTCACCTGAGAATGATAAAAGACTAGATGACGCTGTGAAAAGATATGCCTGGTCATCTTCAAATCTACCATCCATTTGAACAGTGGATCCCCAGTGAGCTAGTGATGGAGCAAATGCTGGAGATCCAACATTTTCAATTTCATATCTAGCAGGAAGGTTTCCTGATCTAAAGTATGCTTCATTCTTTTTATTATTGTGAATAAATTCATGAGCATAAAATACTTCACCACGAGCATCTTTAAATCCAAATCTTGCCTTACCAGCACCATACCAAGAATAATCGATGTAAACCATCTGAATTCTTGTTAGATCAAGAACATAACCATTTGGACCAGATCCATCGCAAGGATCGATACTAAAGTTTGCCTGTGCTACTTTATCATCAATAACCTTTGATGCAATTACTCCAGAGTTTGTAATTCCTCTATATGCTGGTTGAATATGGAGAGTAGAAGTACTGTCGATATTAACAACCTTATAAGTTTGACCACGAATAACAATACGATCTCCAGTAGATAACTGTTCGGTAAATCTAGTACTCGATCCAGTAATAAGATTAGACTTGTTAGTTACGGAAAGAGATCCTGAAATTTGAGAAACAGAATTTCTTCTTACAGCGTATAGAGTGGAACCATCATATTCCCAGAACAGTCCGTTTTGATCATCATACATTCCAGCTCTCATGTAAGAACCACCCCAGTTGCGAACAATCATTTCTGGGAATCCATTTGCCGAAAGATCTGCAGGTGCTCCATTCATTGTATATTTTAAACTTGTTTCAGATTCAACAGAGTCTACAGTAAACGTTCCATTATAATAATTAGATCCAACTCCAACTGTTGCACCTCTAATAGTGATGTCGCTACCCTCTTCAATTTCATGTCTATATCTAGTCTTAAGTGTAGCAGTTTGTCCAACAGCGGTGATACTTTCCACATCTATTGGAGGATTAAAGTTGATTGCAAACTGTGCTGATAATCCCTTACCAGACTGGTATCTAAAATATCTTCTAGTCTGACGAATTATCTGATTATCAGCAACTTTTCTAGCATTAATTTCAACACCACCATCATATGGTCTATGTAAACCATATGCTTCAGACTTTACATATAGTCCAGTTTTTAGTAAATATGTTAAACCAATACCACTATAAGACGGAGCGGTAACAAGAGTAAGTTGAGTATTACTTCCGACAGATGCAACCTCACCTTCAAAAGTTGTATTAATTCCAATATGAATTGGGAATGGATCTCCATTCTTAAACTGAGATAAGAATTGAGTATCTGTCCCAATAACTCTTGTGGATCCAGAGTTAATAACTATGGATCCAATTCCAATAGATTCGCCAGCCAAACTATAAGAAGTCAATCTATGCTCAGTACCAACACCAACTGCACCAAAAGTGATTGCAATTCCAGATAATGCTGCTGATAGATGAGTTGCTAATCCGATTCTATCCTTACTTGTACGAATAACATAATATTCTGTACCATCAACAATATTTGTAACATCAGTACCACCATTATTTGAATAAGTAACAGGAGTACCAGTGATAAATGTGTGGTTTGCAATGGTAATACTATTTGCAGAATCACCAGCTCCAACAGTTCCCACTGACGCTTCAGAGTCAAAGAGGTTCACAGTTGGAGCAATAGTAGATGATCCAGATACTTGTAAAGTAAATGATGTTGCTTTAGCATCTAATATTGAATTTACAACATAAGATCCATCAAGATCTCCGACAGAAGATAGTAGAAGTTGATGAGTACCTACTCCAGCAGAAGTAAGATTAACTGGAGATCCATTCAAGGTATCTGAAAGTCTGAATCTATCATCCTGATTTGTTACAGCATCCAAAATATAATAGGTTTGGTCATCAACCAATCCACCAACAATATCACCTGGATCCCCTGGATTATTATATGATACTTGCTGGCCAGCGGTTAATCCATGAGAAGGAATATAAATTGTATCCTTTGTAGAACTTACTCCCGTTGCTTCAAAAGTATGTGCCGTTCCAAGACCAGCATATCCAGTAAGGTTAACTCTTGTAATTGGACTTGATGTTAAAGAAAGTCCAAAAGTATTTGCGTCAACATAGTCAATATAATAAGTTGTTCCACTAGACAATCCAGAAATTGCCTCACCACTAGTATTAGGTCCAACTGGTCTGTAAGTGTATGCTAGGGCAACATTATTATTATATGGATCACCAAAAGATAATCCATGATTTGTAACGTTAATAGTATTTTTGGTAGTATTATCTTGAACTGGGAGTAAAATTGGTGCATTAGGAACAGTATTTGCAGTAAAATTGTACGCTACCGTTCCGCCTGCCGTTGATGTTAACCGACACTGTGTACTAGTAACGTCCCTAAAATATATAAACTGTGGAGCAACTCCAGACCACATATCACTAGATCTTCCAGTAGAAAGACCAGGTGTGGCGGTTCCCATAATTGTAGTATTATAATTAAGCGCAATCAGCGGAGTGGATGTCGTTGGTGCAGAGGTTCCATCACTACCACCCTCAAGGATTGTGTCGGGTCGAACTGCTGTTGCAGATTGATATACAACAGTAACTCTATCAGTACTACTATTGATCGCAGAGTATGTAAATGCTTTACAAACAGCAAATACACCAATTCCTCCAGGTATAGTTGATGCACCACTGGTTGTTATTGTTACAGCCGCTCCTCCAGCAGTAAGTGATAGTTGGAACGTACCAGTACTAGTATTTGAATTAACAACATAGTGTCTTCTTCTATCATTTAATCCTGCAGGAAGAGTTGTATCTGGTCCTTGAATAACAACTACAACATCACCATTTGAAAATGTATGCCCAGATGATGTGAAAGTATTTGTAGCAGAATCTACATGAGTACTATCACATGGTATAAATACGGACCTAAAGAATCCAGTATAATCCCATGGATCTACTGCAAGTACATTTGTTTGCCCCTCATTATATGTCTGTAGTGGATTAATTGTATATGCGATCCCAACAGTATCAATTGGGTCTATCAAAGTAGAATCAAAGGTAATAGTTTCAGTACCTACTGTGTTTACCAAGTAGAACTCTGAATTTGGTTTAAATCCAGATGGATATTGCATTGTTACGGTAACAGTTGTACCAAGACCAACAATATTTCCATACTGAAGTTGTGATCCAGCATAAAATCTACCTGGAATAATAGAAGTATATGGACCGTTGATAGTTCCAGTGGTGTTAGCTTCTACTTTACCATCAATAATGATGGTATCAACATCAGGTATTCTTGTAATAACATAACTTCCCTCTAGGGTTGGTTGATTAAGTCCTCTAACATCAATCGGAGTTCCTTTATTTTGTCCATGAGCAGGTGCTGTAATAATAACGGTTCTACTTCCAGAAGTTACGTTGATCGCAGTAACTGTTAAAGGAGTATCACCAGTTTTTGAATAAAAACCTGGAACATTATTAACGAGTTCTAAAGTTTCCCACTTTGTAGACTGGAGACCATATTCAAAGTCGGTATCGATAAGAGTTTGTGCTTGAGAAACTCTGAACTTAGATACTGGATCAGTAAAAGGTTCGGAAGGTTTAATTGCTACAGCATCATCTTCAGTAAAAATCTGAAGTTTATCTCCAGAACTCATTGAAGAGCAATTATAATTCAAGTTAATAGTAGTTAACTCGGTATCAGAATCATACGAAACACTCGCTGCTCTCAGGTTAGTGTCCGCAAAACTATAAATTGGTATATTGTCTGTTACGTTAGTAATCAGTAAGAGTTTACTTCTAGTTACATTTCCATTAATAATCACCTGATTAGTGGATGGTGAAAATGTATAATGATACTCCAGTCTTTTAGCCATGAGAAATAATTTCTAGTTTATTCTTTGGATTAATAATGATATTTAGGAAACCAAACTAAGTTCCCAAAACAACTGCATAAGCAATTGCATTAATTCTTGTAGTTAACTCTGTACCACCAACGGTAGATCCATCGTGAGTTAACACTGTCTTTTTATCCGTATCGTAAGTCAACTCTCCCTCAGCTCCAGTAAAAGTTGAGTGCTCTACTGTAGTCCCTCTTCTTATTTGAACCTGTTTGGTCATGAGTTGGCAGCAGCAAAGATCTATTTTTTATTTATACTAGAGCAACTGACTGGATACATTAAACTCATATATCATGCTATAATTAAACTATATAAAAATCGATATTTAATGAAAAGTATTCTCGTAGCAACTCCATGTGGGGATCTTGTACATACTGCATACTCCCAGAGTATTGTTGAAAATGTATTATATTTGGTTTCTAAAAAATATAGTTGCTCTATTACATACATGCCAATGTTTGAAACTTATATTCATAATGGTAGAATTGAAATAGTTAGGCACGCTAAAAAAATCAATGCAACGCATATCATTTGGGTTGATAGTGATATGTGCTTTCCAGCACACTCTTTTTATCAATTATTAAATCATGAATTAGACTTTGTTGGAGTTAACTATTCGACCAGAAGAAGTCCTCATCGATTTACTGCTGCAAATAGAAATGAAGATCTTGGTACATTCATTACAGTTCCAACAACAGAACACTATTCAACTGGATTGGAATCTGTAGATGGTATTGGATTCGGTCTATGTGTAACATCTGTTAGTCTGTTTGATAAAATCCAAGAACCTTGGTTCAGATATACTTATGTAGAAGAAAAAAATAGATATCGTGGAGAAGATTATCAATTCTGTTTAGATATTAAAAAATATACCAACGTATATGTTGACCACGATTTATCTAAAGAAGTATTGCACTTTGGATCAATCGGATATAACTACAAATGCCCCTTTGTAAGTGATAAGCACTCTTAAATCCCACATCTACCATACTTTATTGATCCAGGAAATTTAGGAACTTCTGGCCAAACAATGTTGTCTGGAAATCCTTCTTGTTGGGGAACATCCAAAAGTGCTTGGCGATAGTCAAGTACTTGTTGCTGCTGTTCAACAGTTAATGATGACCATCTAACTGGTGTATATCTATCAATGATTCTTTTAAGTGCTAGACTTCTTTGACTTCTTACGAGGGTACATTTCTCATCGTATGTCATCTCTGGTTGAGGAATCTCCCAATCATCACCATTCCATTTCCAACCCATAGCACCATCATGTCTGGGTGCAAGTTCTTCTCCTTCCAAAAGAATCGCATCCTCAGGAGAATCTAATACGCAAACATTTTTAACTATTTTAGTAGTTGAGTCTAAGATACAGATGTTCATTTTTTTAGCCCGTAAACTCTAGTACAAAAATAACTCCCTGATATCCAGCACCACCAGCAGCACCAGTTGTGGTGTCTTGTGCGCCTGCGCCACCTCCACCAGATCCATAAGTAGATGCAGTAGTTCCAGCAGTCGCTCCTGCGTTTGCCGCCATACCGCAAGAACCTCCTCCTCCCCAGAAAGAACCTCCACCAACACCACCAATACCCATTTCAGTCGCATCAGCACCACCACCATCTCCTCCATCACCACCACCAGTATTAAACTGACCGCCAGTAGCAAGACCTCCAATACCACCACGTACTGCTACACCAGTTGCCTGAGCACCGCCACCACTACCAAGTGCTCCACCATTTGCTGTTAATGTACCACCAGGACCAGCAGGAGTAAAAGTAGTATTCCCCCCAGCAGTTCCGCTAGTTCCATTGGTTCCAGATCCAGCATTTCCTGCACCTCCAATAGAATATGTTGCTGATGCTCCAAGTTCCTGAGCAGAATAACAACGAATAGCAGTTGCTCCTGCTCCACCACCGCCACCACCAGAGCCAGATGTAACGTCGGCACCATCAGCACCTCCACCACCACCTCCGCCACCAGTTGCGATTACAAGAGCAGAGATTAGATTTGCTGGTGGTGTGTAAGTTGTTCCAGAAGTCAGAACGGTGACTGTCGAAACACCGACTAAGAATCTGTCTCCAAGTGCATTCAGAATATTACCTGAGGTTTGAATATTTCCGTCTACGTGAAGTTTTTCTGTTGGATTTGTGGTTCCTATACCAATATTTCCAGAACTATTACCATTAATCCAACTTACTGAAGAATTACTGATAACTAATTGATCATCTCCTGTTGGAATTGGAACTTCAGAATAAGAACCAATACATACATTATGATCCCCAGTTGTTACATTAGAACCTGCAACAGTACCAATAAGAACATTAAAACCACCACTGGTAGCAAATCCACCTACAAAATCACCAATCATTATATTGCTGATAGCCGCACTTGTTAATCCTGATCCACTACTAGCTCCAATTTTAATATTGGCTCCAGCACCTTTATTACCAGAACCAAAAACAATTTGATCACTTATTCTAGCTGTACCTTCTACATGAAGTGTTTTTGTTGGATTTGTGGTTCCTATGCCGACAAAACCAGTAGCTCTAATAACAAAAGGAGTTGCATCAGGATTTGTTTCATCTTCAACTACTAGAGCATTACCAGAACCAGTTTGAGTGATTCTTAATGCATCAGAAGAACTATCGACAGATATTGTAGAAATACCAGTTACGGACAATCCAATCGCAACAATGTCTTTATTCGTAATCCTCTGAGTTACGGCAACACCAACAAGTTCATGACCACCCAAAGTCGATCCATCATGTACTCTTAATGTATTATTAGTAGTATCGACTGTAACCTCAGCAAGAGCTCCAGTAAATCCTGCACCAGAAATATGATCGGAAGTACTACCTCTCCTAAATTGTATCTCTTTAGTCATAGTATTTTAATAATCATGCAATATATTTTCCATAGTTTTGGAAATTAGTAGATATCTTTTGAGATTTCCACATACTTCCTCTTTGAAGTGTAACAGTCCCAGCACTTGATGTAACCCTCAATCTACAGTTTGTAGCTGCATTATTTACAACAAGTGCTCTTATATAAGAATAGTTTATTGATCCAGTAGCAAGACTTATAGTAGCTGGAAGAGCAACAGTGGCGGAAGTAGAGCCTTCAACTCCACCGCCA